TTTCGACTTCCGCCTTACTGCCGAGGGCGAAGCGGCCCGCAGGCGCCTGATCTCCGGCGACCTGAAAAGCCGCTGACTTCGCGAAGGCTCGACCGGGTCAGTCCGAAACAACTTGGAATTTCGCCCTCGGCAGCATCGGAAACGTCACCAGCGACACCTCCCACAGCTCCGCCCGGCTCAACACCCTTAAGCGCCCCTCGCGCCGCGCCTTCGTTGCTCTGAACCCGATCGACAGCCCGTCCAGCGCCCCGGCGCGCGTCAGGGCGGCGGCGTAGCGGGCCTCGGCGGACCAGTCCTCGATCCGCCCCTCGACCCACAGGCCGCGCTCGTCCTCGACCATCCGGTCCCAGACGCCGACCACGGCGCGGCTCTCATGCTGATGCAGCATCCGCACCCCGCTCGCGCCGGTCTTGCTCAGGCTCTCGGCGAAGACGCCGCGCGCCGTCACGTCCCCGTTCAGGTCCGCCACGCCCCACAGGGAGGCGTAGCCGACGATGGCCAGCCCCGTCTTTGCTCGGCTCGTCGCCGCCATCATTTCTCCTCCAGCCGCCGCTCGATCCGCTCGACCGCAGCGCGCGTCGCCTCGCCCTGCGCCTCCAGCCGCGCCAGCCGCTCGGCGATCAGCCTCTGCTCGTCCACGCGCTGCTCCAGGGTGGCGATCCGCGCCGCCGCCCTCCGGCCCAGACCAGGCCGCCGACGGTCTGCACCAGCAGCGCCGCGATCAGGGCGACGGGCATCTTCCTCATCGCTTCCATCACTCCCCCACCCCCGCCATCCGGCGCCGCTCGTCCTCGGTCAGGAAGCCAGCCGCATTCAGCCGCGCCCACAGCGCGTCCCGCTCGACCTGAAGGGCCGGAACCGCATCCAGATCCGGCTCGATCCGGCAATCGACGAAGCGGCTCCCCAGCCACCCCGTCATCGCCCCCGCCGCCTTCCTCACCAGCGGGATCACCGTCCCTCGCCAGAAGGCCGCGTTCGCCTCGCGATAGTTGGCGTAGGTCGCATCGCCGGGTATCCCCAGCAACTGCGGCGGCACGCCGAACGCCAGGGCGATCTCCCGCGCCGCCGCGTGTTTGCCGGCGATGAAGTCCATGTCGTGCGGCGTCAGGCTCATCGGCTTCCAGTCCAGCCCGCCTTCCAGCAGCAGCGGCCGCCCGGCGTTGCGCGCCCCGGCATGGGCTTCGCCCAACTCCGCCTTCAGCGCCTCGAACTGATCCGCCGTCAGCCGTTCTCCATCCTTGGCCCCATAGACCAGCGCCCCCGACGGCCTCGCCGCATTGTCCAGAAGCGCCTTGTTCCAGGCCCCGGACGCATTGTGCACGTCGATGGCGAAGGCCGCCGCCTCCAGCGGCGAAAACCCGTAATGATCGTCCGTCGGATGAAACAGCTTCAAATGCATGACCGGCGACCAGCCGTCGCCATGCCGCCCGATCCGCACCGCGCGCCCGCCGACCGCATACTCATAGGCTTCCGGCCAGCCCGCCCTTCCGGGGACCACCTTCACCCGGTCGGGCCGCAGCGCCCACAGTTCATCGGGCGCCCCGTCCCCGTCGGCGTCACCCGTCGCCTCGACATAGGCGTTGCCCGCCGTCTGCAGCGCGCCGTAAACCGCCTCCATCAACTCGCCGCCCGACTGCTCGGGATTGGGTTTGTCGATCAGCCGCGCCAACGGATGGTCCGCGCTGCGCACGCCCCCGACCATCACCATCAGCGGCGTCGAGGCCGCCGCCTCCGCGATCATCCGCACGCAGCGATAGGCCACGGCGTTCTTGCCGAACCCCTCGTCGGCCAGGTGCGCGTAATCGCGCGGCGTCCATCGCGCCCGGCCCGCCCCGGTCAGAGCGATCAGCGGCCCGGTGCGGCTGTCCTTGATTTCGGGCGCAGCAACGCGCCGCCGACCGAACGGTCGTCGCCAATCCATGTGTTTCTCCATCGTCATTCTCCCTCCCCTTCATGGGGAGGGTGGCTGAGCCGCAGGCGAAGCCGGGTGGGGGCGGCCAGGCAAATCAACCGCCGCCCCCAGATCACCCGGCCCTCCCCACCCGGTCGCTATCGCGACCACCCTCCCCATGAAGGGGAGGGAGAAACGCAGCGCGCATCCTCACAACGCCCGCAACCTCGGCTGCGTCTTCCCGGCCAGCAGCAGGTGGGTCAGCCCCCACACCAGCGCATCCGCCCGATCCGGGCTCTTGCCCCCCGGCGCCTCCCCGCCCAGCGCCATCATCTCTTCCTCCAGCGCCGGGAACGCCCCGCAATGGACCACCCGCCCCTGCTCGTAGAGCGCCGCCACCGGCTCGGCCCGCGCCTTCTTGGACCGGCTGGCGTGAACCAGCTTCACCTGCGCCGGACAGTCCGCCTGCCCCAGCAGGGTCCGCACCATCTCCCCGCCCTGATTGGCCTCGGCCAGCACCAGGTCGGCGTCGAACTCGCGCGCCGTCTCCGCTACGCGCCGCGCCCATCCGGCGGGCGACAGGCCGCGCGCCGAACGATCGGCCAGCACATAGGCCGCCTTGTCCCAGCGCCCGGCGACCACGATCCCGCAGGCGTCGCCGTGGGCGCTGGCGGGCGGATCGACCGCCACCACCACCCGCTCGAACCGCGCAGCCCGGTTGCCCCGCGCCCGCGCCAGATCCTCGGCCCGGAACAGGGCGCCGTCAGCCTCGACCACCAGCCCCTCCATCTCCTGCGCCTCCAGCCGCGTCCCTGCGTAGAGGCTGTGCAGATGGCCCAGGAACCCCGGTGCCAGATTGTCGGCGTTGTCCTTCGTCGCCAGCCGCGCCTTGACCACGCCCGGCTCGGCCAACAGCCGCCTCAGCGCCGGGATCGGCCGGGGCGTCGTCGTGATCGCCAGCTTGGGGTCCATCCCCAGCCGCAGGCCGAACCTCAGATTCGACAGCGTGGTCTCGATGTTCCTCCAGGCGCAGAATTCGTCCGCCCAGGCCGCGTGAAACTGCGGCCCGCGCAGGCTGTCCGGGTCTTCGGCCGAGAACGCATAGGCCGCCGCGCCCGAGGGCCACACCAGCCTGCGCCGCCCCGCCTCCCAACGCGGCCGGTTGTCCGCCGTCGCCTGGGCCTTCAGCCCGGACGGCCCCTCGACCATCACCTCGCGCACGTCGTGCAGCGCCGTCCCGACCAGGGCGAAGGTCATATCCGCGCCCCGCGCCAGTTCGTTCATCCAGAAGCCGCCGGCGAAGGTCTTGCCCGACCCGCGCCCGCCCAGCAGCACCCAGGTGCGCCAGTCTTCAGGCGGCGCGATCTGGTCGTCGTTCAGCCTCGGCGTCGCCTTCACCGCCGCCCGCAGCGCCGCGCCCCGCTGTTCGCGCGGCAGGCTCTCGATCCAGTCCCGCAGCCAGCGACTTGCGCTCGATGGCCGCGACGAGATGATCGACACGGGCGAAGAATTCGGCCTGAAGCCCGGCCAGTTCGGCGTCGCTGAGGTCACGGTCGTCGTCGCTCATTCCATCCTCTTCAGGGCTGCGGCTCTTGCGGATCAGGTCGGCTTCCAGCGCCGCCACCGCCTTGGCCGTGCGGGCCAGCACGCCGATGGCGCGCGCCCGCTTCTCGGCCTCGGCCACATCGGCGGGCGGCTCTGCATCCGTCACCACGGCGATCGCCTGGTCCGTCGCGGCCCTCAAACTGGCGAAGACCTCGCCCAGCCACGCCGCGGTCGTTCCCGCCGCCCCGCCCTGATCCGCTTTTCCCGCCATGACTGAACCATAGCCGAGCAGCGTCCTCAGGCGCGCAAAGGGCGCCCGGATCGCGTCAAACGTAGAGATTTCCCGGCTTTGACGCAGGCAATCGCAAAGACTGTCGGCGTCAGGCGCCCGCCCGCGTCCCTTCAGGCGTCGTTTCTGCCTCTTTCAGCCACCACGACAGGGCGGCGGCCAGTTCCGTGATCTGGATCGGCTTGGCCAGATGGCCGTCCATGCCCGCCTCCAGGCAGCGCGTCACCTGATCGGCCTGGACGTTTGCCGTCAGCGCCAGGATCGGAATGCGGCGCTCGCCCTGGGCCTGCATCCGGCGGATTTCCCGCGTCGCCGTCAGCCCGTCCATGACCGGCATGTGCACATCCATCAGCACCAGATCATAGAGCCCCGAATGCGCCGCGTGCACCGCCTCGGCGCCGTCGGCGACCGTATCGATCTCCAGCCCCAGGTTTCTCAGTATGGCGCTGACCAGCTCGCGGTTGGCGGCTGTGTCGTCGGCCATCAGCACCCGGCCGCGCAGGGCGTCCTTGCGGGCGCGATCCGTCTCTTCCCTCGCCGTAACGTCTTCTTCCGTCGCCGCCGCCAGCGGCGCCTCGAACCAGAAGGTCGAGCCAGCGCCCGGCGCGCTCTCCACCCCGACCTCGCCGCCCATCAGTTCGATCAGCCGCCGCGAGATCGCTAGCCCCAGACCCGTCCCGCCATAGACCCG